GGCGAGTGATATTCCCTTCGATAAAGAGCGTTTGAAGGAATTTTGTCGGGTCTTTTAATTCGCTGGTCCGTTGTCTAATCGGCATCATTGGGAAACTAGTGTTAGATTCCAAAGCCTTGATTATTTTATTAACCATCATAGCGTCATAGCCAAAAAAGACCACATCGAGTTGGTTATCCTCTACATACTCACAAAACCACCGATAGACTTCCTCTGGATTGATAAGACCTTGTGGGTGGCTTGTAATCGTACAAAAACCCTTGGTTTCCAAGTCTCGATAATTGACACCGTCCTGTTCCATTTTAGCTTCTAACGAGCCGGCTTGTTGCCACGGAATGAAACTGTGTTGTTCGATATGCCATTTCTGACTACCATCTTCAGCGACATAAGGATAAACAAAACCAATCGCCGTGTTATCGCTAAACATTGAAGCATCCAGACCGACATATACACGCTTGCCCTTGATGTCAAACTCATCAACAACTGCATTCTCAATGTCGTCTAAATCAAGGAAACTGTTACTATCTGCCAGTAGCCAGCAATTCATGTTCTTAACTTGGAAATCAGCAAGTTTCCCCATGAGTAGTTTCTTATCACGCTCAGAAAGTAGCCCTTTCATCAAGCCATCCTTTAATTTCGGATGGTTAAGTAACGGGTTACTCTTTGCCCACGTTTCCGGCTTAAACACTTCTTCTAGGTTGTCTTGAGACCAAATTAAACATAATTGATCATCACCAGAACGGTCAAAGTCACGTTCCATGATTTCAATTAATTTCTTTTGCTCTTGATGAAATGGAACATCGGGCGTTTGGTAAGAAGTTGAAATTTCAATGAAGCGTGAGCCTTCAGTATTAACTTGCCCGGATGTGATTTTAGAAATACCTTCATCCGTTCTAAGCTCACCGACTTCATCGGCCACGGCCAGTTTAAAGTGTTTACCGTCAAATTTACCAGATTCAAACGAGATAGTATGAATGGTATTGGCATCTACGAGCGATTTAATTTCTCGTGAATATAATTGGACTTGTGTTTCTTCTGCTAGCGACTTAAACGGTTCATTCTCTATGATTCTAGCCATCATAGATTTAACATAAGTGTATAGCTTCATCGTTTGGTCGAAGTTTAGCGAGCTAACAAGGAAATCTTGGTTACTTTGACCGATAATCTCAATCAAATAAGAGAAATTAAGGCAAATGCCGGCTATCATGGTCTTCCCTTGCGAACGTGCAATGGAAATGATGATATTTGAAAACCTTGGCACATTATCCAAGTCAAACCACGCAAAGAGTTGGGCAAATATGAAATACTGCCAATCCATAGGCTCTAACTTTTGGCTTAGATCATCAACGTTTGGCACTAATGATAGGAATTTCAAGAAACGGTTAAACGCATCAACCGAGTAGATATAAGGGAAATCGCTATCCCCTTGTCGTTGCAAATCTCGGAGGTGTCGGAAACATGCTAATTGAATATTGTAACCAGCGACAATCTTGCCATCTAGCACGTTAAAACAGTATTGTGTGCCATAGTCGGTATAGGTTTTTCGCTCGTAAGAAAAATCGATGCTATTATAAGCACCGATTACATCTTTTGATTTAGTTAAATCAATCTCTTGCATGTTTCACCTCCTTTATTTGAAGAATGCTGCCATTTTATCTTTCATCGAAGAATTATCCGCTTGACTTCCGGCTATTTCAGCCAATTCTGCCCGTCCTTTTGGTGTCAAACCTAGCTGAATACCTATTTTATTAAGAGTTTCAGCGGCGTCTTTCATCGTCGCAACGGCTGGGTTTTTCTTAAATCCCATTGATTGCTCGCCTAAAATTTCACCCGTTCCAGGCGATTGAATGACTTTGATAATCTCGGTTTGGATACCGTTTTCTTTCACGTCCTCATAGGCTTTCTTGTAAATCTCATAAGTCGTACAGTAGGTTTCTACTAGAAATGTATCGATACGCTCGACCTTTTCTGTTGCTTTTAAAAACGGAATAATTTTAGTCCAAACCGTCCTCGCCACTGTCCCTAAGTAGTTTGGTGGGTCAAGCGGTAGAAAACGGTCATTTTGCTTGTAAAATGGCTCACGCCTTGCTGGTGACTTATTTGCCACTACCTCACCTCCTAAATCGTAAATCTGACCCTTGTTAAAACCCTCAAAATTGGCGTGCGATACAAGAAAACACCTTGTGGCGGCTCTCCTTGGCGCGAGAAAGGGGCGGGGGTCAATTTTAAATCGTGTCGAGGGTTATTATACCACCCTTATTATAAAATCGTGCTATGGGCTTATTAGAGGGGTTTAATGACGTCCTCTTTTTTCCGGGCTATTAAACCCGCCCACGCCGCTACGGAAAGTCGTAGCTCGGTGTTCTGTTTCGTTCTATTTTGACCAGTACCGTAGATTTCTTGTTCTAGGGTACGTTTGGTATTATCACAACTTCTGCACGTTGCTACCACGTTTGAAATTTCCGTCCTAAGTTCTGGAGCTATTTCAACGGGTGTTACGTGGTCGCCTATGCGTGCGTCTGGTGTGGTCACACCCAACGCTAGACAGTACTGACATAGATAGTTGTCGCGTTCCAATGCAATCTTACGAATAGAAGACCAAGTCTTTGAACGATAGAACGCATAGCGTTCCTTACTCTCATCGTCTCTGTTCCTTACTCGCTTGTTGTATCTTGTGCGTGAGTATCTCTGTCGTTCTTCCATGTATGCTGCTTCCATACTGTGATGTGTGGTACAGTAGTGTGCTGGTCTCTCTGTTAAGGCACGGCACCCATCTGCCTTACATCGTCTGACCATTGGCATTGGCACACCTCCTTTCAGATAAAGTAAAAGAAGAACACTGCTGTGTCCTTCTAAGTTGATAATACTATATTACCACGACCATAGTATAGTGGAGTATGGATTGGTATATACCACTGTAGATTAGTCCAAATACTTCTCAGCTTGTCTTAACTTAACATAGTAGGTAGCCTTACTAAAGCCCATGCGGTCACATATCTGCCAGATATCCAGCTGGTCTATGTATACCATTTGCAGTAGGGACCTGGCGTCTATATCCCCCACGTTTGCTATCTGTCTGCGAAACTCTCGACGTTGTTTGATAGCTTCCGCAACGAATTGTTTCAGCTCTTCTTTTTCCGTTATCAATTCGGTGTACAGGTCATCTTTAGCTTTTCTCTTCCCACCTTGCACCATATCTGTCTGCATAGCACCAGCAGTTACTTTCAACGCTTGTGATTCCAGTCGTTTAATCTGTTCTGTCTGACTGTCAATATATCTATCAAGTGCTTTGATTTGTTGCAACCGTTCAACTGTTCTCATAAATTCGTTTCCTTTATGGTATAATAGCTTTATTAGCGTTTGAACAGTCCTAGGCATTAGTCTGGGTCTTTTTTTATACAAGAATAAAGAAGGATTAGGGCACCACCTCCCATGCATTAGATTTAGCCATGCCACCAGCAATGCAAGGCTAGGATTGAAAAAAATAAAAAGGATTCCTCGATTCTATAACTTATTATTTACTGGATTTTATGTCGAGGCCTGTCAGCTCGATGGTGTCGAAAAAGTGTTCAAGCCACTAAACTTAGTGTTTGACAGGCAATAGCTAGCGAGGGAGTCGAACCCTCTTAAACCGTTCTAGCTACACGCCTAGAGCGTAGGCTTTATATAAGGCTTTTCTGACCGCAATTTTATCCCTGCCTAGTTTGCCTTTAGTGCGATATTCAAGCATAATGCGGTCAGCATCGTCATCCAATTTTTCGGGCCAATCATAGTTATTGAAAACAAAATCAATAATCTCGCTGAATAACTCTCTTGAAAGTAGCCCTTCCATTTGAATTGCTTTTAGAGGTGTCAAAGTTGCATTTTCTGAATAACAAACGCTTATAGCGTTTTGAGTTTTTAGAGCTTGTCTTGTGCTACAACCCTTGACACTTCTGATGTAATCATTTATGTATCTAGCGTGTTCCTTGCGTAGTTCTTCCACTTCTTCCTGGAACCGTTTAAACAGCCCCTCTGGCAGTCCTGCGTTGGTTTTATCCAACAGTTGGCGCGTGGTTTTCCCTCTAGTGTAATGGCTGGCCAGATACTCTTTAAGGTCGTTGAATAGTTCATCCGAAATAATACCTTCTAGCCGTTCAGCAGTATTGGGAGTCATTTTCCAACGTTCTACAACCACATTGTTAAAGGCTTGATAAGTAAGGCGAGCTTGCAATTCGCTGCACTGTTTAACATCTTGGAAAAACCGCTTATAATCTCTTGGATGTGCTTCTCTCAGTGCCGCATGCTCACTGACTAACCGTTGATGTAACTCTGGTGTCAGTCCTGCATGTTTGTATTTAGTCATGGCTCACCTCTGCTAGCTCTGGATTCGTGTGTATGTTTCCGACGATTTCAACTTCGAAAATATCCGTGTTAAACAAATCGTATAGAGGGGATTCTTCGAGTTCTCTTTTAGTTTCCTTGGAAACAAACATCGCTTTATCTTCGTTAAAAGATACAACCTCTAACCAACTGTGTTGGTCGGTTACTTTAAGGGCATCCCCCTCAAAGATTTCTTTGCCATTCTTGTCTCTGAGTCTGGTTGATTGCATTAAAACGAAATCGTTCTTTTTGCACATCCAAGTGATAGCGTCTCCAATATAATCAAGCTCACCGTTGTCGAAATGAATTTCATCCACTTCTATCATTTCTTTATCTTCTTTAAGCCATGCTCTATATCTTGGTATCATTGTCCTCTCCCCTTCAGATAGCTAGGAATGTCATCCCCGACTTGCACGCTATCGTACTGCTCCTTGCTGACAAGGAACTTACCGTACGCCCCACAATCGAGTGTGTAGAGCTTCCCGACCATTTCCTTGCCGGTAATCTTCCCGTGCAATACAGTGGCGTTGTCAGCCTTATGCACCACGATAGCTTCCACTGGTCTGTTGACCACGCTGATTACCGTCCCAACGTTGATGGCTAGAGAGATAACCAGTAGTGCAGTAGCTATGCCTAGTTGGTTATCTCTTTTTGGTTTCCTTGACAAAGTTATCATCAATCATTACTCCCTTTCTATCTTTAATGTCGTTATAAGCGATTGTAAGGCATTCTTCCACGTCGTATCCTAGCTGCAAGCATAAAACAATCAGCGTCACAATCGAATCGCCTATAGCATCTTTTAGCGACCATTCTGGGTTTTCAAAATCAGACGGTCTCAGAAATACATCTCTAATCTCGCCCACTTCTTCCGTTACCTTCATCCACTGAGTTTTAGGGTTGCTTTTATCTAATCCGTGACTAATAGCCCACTCGTTAACTTTGTCGATTAACTCTGAGAATGTGTTATCAGTATCGTAACCAAGTAAGTAAGGGATTGATACACCGAAGTAGTCAGCTAACTTCTTAGCATTACTTCCTTTGATTTCATGGGTGCCGTGTTCCCAATTAAGAATGGTCAATTTTGTAACCCTAATTTTTTCGGCTAACTCCACTCTTGTCATTCCCCTTGATTTCCGCAACAGTTTAAGATTGTTCATCCGTTACCTCCATTTATAGATAATCAATGCTGACGTTCTATGGACAACGTCATATCCGACTATGTACGTGTTAACTTGATATTTAATATCTACTATATCGATGTTTTTGTGTCGTGATAAAAATTCTCCAATTAAATCATCGATTCTCTTATAAGGACGGTCTATGTTATCAGTCACTATTTCGTGTGTTTTAATCATTTATCAGTCTCCCTTTCCAAACAGCGTGCGCCAAGCGTAAACCACAGCTACGACCATCAAGACAAATTTAATCGTTTCCATCGTCCACCTCTTTCGCATTCTCGATTTCAAACTCGACATCTTCGAGTAATAAGTTGTTTTGAAATTCTACGAAACATTCGATTGCGTCTGCATCTTCAAAGCTGTATATAGACACTTCTTCTAAAAAATTTTCAACATTCATGGTGCTAACGCCAAATCTTGTGCGTTCGTGAATGATTTTTGCTTCTAAACCGCCACAACAAGCAGTGTAGGTAATTTTATCGGGTGTGTATTTATAATCTTTAATCTTCATTCACTCCACCTCTTTCACTTCAATGCCTGGGCAGTTAAATATCCATCCAAAACCGGCATCTTCTAGCTCTTTGCGGGTGAAGGTCGGACGTTCTCCATTTACTGTAAATTGTGCTCTTGAGAATTGAGGTGTCAGTTCCTCGTTCAGGTAATATCTCCCCAAATGCTGGCCAAGAACAGCTTTTATCTTAACTATATACCGCTTCTCTTCCTCTACCTCATAGCCAAACTGGTGCATGTTGACGAGGATTGTGAGTGCTTCAGCATCATCATCCATTAACCAATCCTCGAATTCACTTGATGAGTCTTTGTCGTAACATTCCACAAGCTCGCCGATACATTGAAATAGATTTATTTCAAACTCGTCATTATTTCCCTCATACCAATCCGCCACATACTGCGGTACTACTGGTTTTTCAAAGAACGAATCATATAAGTCCTCTGCGTAGGACATTGAAATGTGCCCGATCTTCGATAGTCTTTTAACTGCTTCATCTTTATCCATCATGCTTCCACCTCTTCTAGCTCCACTGTGTACTTCTTCGAATTACGATACTTAACACCACGCAAACGGTGCAGTTCATTGATAGCATCGTTCTTGTCGTTAAATACATGGACACTGTCTTCCATGTTGTCGTAATATACGGTTACTTTATATCTCATATAGCTCTACCATCTTTCTTAACAACTCTTCGTCCGGTAACTGCTCCAGCGTCAGAATGCGATTTAATTTCTTGGCGTTAATGCCTAACTTCGCACTAATCAAATCCATATCCTTGCGGTTAGACCAAAACCATCTCGAAAACTCTTGCGTCTGATCTAATACGCTTGTATGGTCGTAACTCCCTGGAGCGTATACACCGACTAGCTTATCCTTGTATTTGCTATTCATTCCAGTTCCTCAATTTTAAATTCAATGCGTGGGTTAGGACTGTACTTCTTGCGAGCTCTTAAATCGCATACAATACTATCATCCGTCCAGACGATACCTTTCTTATCCACTTTGTTGTAGCCAGCATTTGAGATACTATCAAATAGTGCTTTGACTAAGTTATCAATATCGGGACGCATGGCATGCCAAAGCTTTTCAGCCATAAACCGCTTAAACATATCCCACGTTTTAGCTCTAGCCTTTGGTGTAGGCTTTTTTGATACGTTCAGCGGGGCTTTCATGTAGAATGTGACATCGACCATAATCGGGCCGTCAAAGAATTGTCCGTCGTATTCTTGCTCGATAAGTTGAGAGCATTGACGGCGCCATGCCTTCATTTTGGGGTCTTCATAAGTCCCGAATTTGCTGAATCGTGGTCTTGTTTGAGGTTTTGGCTCGATGTTTAAAATCATCTTCATAGCTTCACCTTAGAACGGCAAATCTGAATCTTGAATATCCATAGGGTTTGAATTACCGAATGGAGCACCACCTCTTGAATTGTTTGGCGCTTGTTGTTGTGGTTGTTGGTTGTATCCGCCATTAGCATTGCCACCCTCACGCGCTGCACGGCTTTCCAACATTTGGAAGCTCTCAGCGACAACTTCGGTCACATATACACGTTGACCTTGCTGATTCTCGTAGCTACGGGTTTGAATCCGTCCAGTAATTCCAATCAATGCGCCCTTCTTAGCCCAATTGGCCAAATTTTCAGCTTGCTGACGCCAGATAACGCAATTGATAAAGTCTGTTTCACGCTCGCCGTTAGCGTCCTTGAAGTTACGGTTAACCGCAAGGCTGAAAGATGCTACTGCGATATTGTTGCCGGTGTATTTTAGTTCTGCATCTCTGGTCATGCGACCAACTAATACAACGTTATTGATCATGTTTATTTTCCTTTTCTTTATTCACGATTTAAGAAATCATCTAGCGTTAGAACCTCATGCAGTTTTTTCTGTGACTTGCAATAATCACAATGTCCACACTTCTTAGGTTCCTCGTTTCCAAGTGCTACTTGATACACTCTAGGGGTGTGCTTGGTGATGTAATCAAGCCCTTCTTCTAGCCATTCTTCCGTCAATTCAATAATTTCCTTGTCTGGCTGTTTCTCTTTTGAGACAGCCACGATAAATGGTTTATATGTCGGATAGTTCATTTGACGTAGTAGCTCCAAATATGTCCCTAGTTGGACATGATATTGAAACCCTAGAATGTTGTTGACTGCAGTTGGTACTTTGGCATGCATTTCCTCAGACCATTCCTTAGCCCAGATAGATTTCATGGTTTTCAAATCGACCACATAGCCTTTTGAAAAGTTGATACTGTCCAATTTGCCCTTGAATGGCACGCCAGCAATAAACCCAGTGACAATCTTTTCTTTTTCAACCTTATCGCCTTTTTTCCCGTGGTAGAGATTGTTGAAAAGTGTGTCTTCCTTGAGTGTTTCGATAACTTTTTCAGCTAACTTGAAATCTGATAGCAAGCCATAAGGTTTGCGACTAGAGAATAAGGCTTTTTTATTCTCTTCCTTGAATTTCTCATGAGCTTCTTCGCTCTCGAAATAGCTATGGACATAGTTGCCAAAGAGTAATGGCTTTTGATCTCGTTCATCGTCCCAAACACCATCATCGATAGCTTTAGCTCTAGCCTCGCATTTCATGTATTCCTTGAAACGACTTACAGACATATAGGTTTTGTCAGAGTAATAATTTTCCTCTGACAAGATAGTTAAATCAGTCATTTTCTACCTCTTTGATTTTGGTTGAATCACCTTCAAACAAGCTAACTTCTTCGATGATTTCGCCTGTTTCAGCATCTACGGCTTTATCTGTTTCAGATTCAGCTTCATCACTCATTAGGTCGCCCAAAAGTGTTTGAGTGTCTTCGTTTTTTGGTGTTACATCGGTAGGATCAGCTTTAATTTCCTCAGTTTGGTTATCTGAGATAAGACCTTCTTGCATTTCGGTTGAGAGTGGGGCATATTTGCTCAAAATGCTCTTGAGTACAGTTTTTTGAGCCATTGCGTCGAAGTCAGTAGACCAAGGGCCTCTTGCATAAGTTTTTGAGAAGCGTTTTCCGTGGCTCTCTGCTTGTTCTTTTGTCCAGAAAGTCAACTTTTTAAAGCCATTTACAAGCTCGAAAGTTGCAAAATAGCCATACACTTCGTCTTCTGGTTGAGTAAAATCAATGTCCAATGTTTCAAATAGCGGATCATACGATTTGAATTGGGCTTTGTAGACCTTGCCGGAATTAATGGCCTTAAATTGACCAGAGCGGATAGCTAGTTGGATAAGCCCTTTATATCCCAATTGGAATTGCGCATCTTGTTTGTATGGCACGATGTAAGCAAACCCTAGGCTTGGCTCAATCGGCAAGTTAAGGACTGCTGCTTTCATTGCCGCTGTCATGATTGAAGTGTTACTAGCACGAGCTAGCAGATTGTTGTTATTGACGATTGACAATAGACTGGCCGTAAATTGTCGCTCGTTTCCGTTGAGTACCTCTTGAAATTTCTGTTTAACCGCTGGTGTGTTAAAAAAGTCCTTGTGTGCGAGTTGATTTGTCATGTTCTGTCTTCCTTTTTGATTTAAATGCCCTTATTTCGCATTTTAAGGGGGTGTGGTGCAATTTTAACGGTGTTCTAGTCTATTTATACCACCCAACGAAACACACGCCTTAAAATTGATTTTAGAGGGGTTTTCTAGTGTGTGCTGAAAATATGCGTTGATTTCTTAGCAAAATACATATATTCGTTGATTTTGCTGATGAACGAGTATAAATCTAACTCATCCATCATTTTCTGTTTGTGCTCTTCTGAGAATACGAGGCCATGAATGCGCTCGTAGTCTTCAAAGAGCTTTAGCTTTACTTCTTCTTCCGTCAAAGCATCATCCTCTTGTCTTGTTGCGTTTTAAACTGATAAACATGTTCATTCGTTGTTCCAAGTCCTGTCTTTTTGAAAATTCGAGAATACACACGCTTGCCATAAGTGCCCATGATGTCCCGTGGGCTTAGGTTGGTCGTGATGATAGTCTTGGTACGCTTATTCAGAATGCTGTACAAGATACCGTTAGACCATTCTGTTACTTTCTCAGTCCCCACATCGTCAAGCACTAGCCATTCAGCTTCAGAAATCCGTCTGATATACTCAGCTTCAAGGCTGAAATCTTCTTTGATTTTGGCAAGTAAGTCAACGATATTGATGAACAGCCCCATTTTTTTCGTGTGATCAGACAAGGCTTTGAGTGCTGAATAAGCTAGATGGCTCTTACCGACACCAGTGTCACCAATGAGTACGATGTTGTACTCCTGGCCATCCAGGTAGCCTCTGAGTTGACTTCTAACATTCTTCAAGTCTTCTTTCTGCTCTCTGGTCACTGCCTTGTAATTGTCAAAACTAGCAGTTTTTAAATCGTCATCCAGTAAGCTGAAATCTTTGAGAAAGTACAGACGTTTCTGTTCTTGCTCACGCTCATACTGTTCTTGTGCCTTGATTTCGTTCTGTTTAGCTTGTTCCTCCCGATGGCAAAGCTCACATACTGTGTAGGGTTTGCTGTTTGGGAGCTGGATTGTGACATAGTTTCGTTTGTGCTTCTCGCAGTATTTATCGCTAGGCTTCATATACTGCCGTCGCATTTGCCTAGCTGTCTGTTCTAAACTCATAGAGATCACCTCTAGTATTTGCTACAAGCTGGACCGAATTTAACGGGTTGATCGTCATTGTTCTTACGACCTTCAAAACTTCGTTGTTCTTCATTCTGTTGAGCGACTGTTTTTATGCCATTCTGTGCCCAAGATTTCAAGATAGAATTGACATAGCCAAAGGAACGTTTTGAGTTGTCCGCTGCTTTATCGATGGCTATCTTGATTAATTCTGTTTCCATTCCATCAATAGCTTGATAAGTTTCAATCTGTTGAAGTTGGAATCCATCTAAGAGACCGATGCGATTTTGATAGTAATCAAAGATATTGAAATCAGATTTATCAGCAGTAGCAGAAGACATTTGTCTATTTGTATCTTCTTCTACTTCTGTCTTTATATCTAGATTTAACTCTTTTATATCTCTACTTCTATCTCTATCTCTATCTCTATCTCTATCTCTATCTCTGGTGGACGAATGTCCGGACAAATGTCCCGCCTCTATGGTGGACAAATGTCCCACATCCTCTAAAACCGCTTGGTTGTCGCTTTTTTCGAGCTTGATTTTATCTCGATAACGCTTTTTCCGTTCAGCCTCAGTCGAGCTTTTACCGATAAAGTTCTGAATTTGCAACATATAGATAGCACCATCGTCCATTACCTCGACTAATCCGAGTTTTTGGAAAACATCCATAGCTTTTTCGATTGTTCCGACACTGTGGCGTGTCACTGTTGCTAAAACCTCGGCACTGTATGGAATTGTGTCATTGAACATCAGTTTTCCATCTCGCTTTAAACTTCTTAGATAGAGTTTTAATAAGATATTGCTATATAAGTAGCCGTCTTGCATTGACTCAAGAATTATCATTTCCTCTGTTTCAAAGAAATCTTGCTTGAGTCTCATGTAATAATATTTCTGATTATCTGACATATTTAATACCTACCCTCCCGCCACTTCAATCATTTAATTATTTGTCTTTGTTGTATTTCTTGAAACTGAGACTAAGCGCTGTGATTCCCGCTGCGATTACCACAAGCCCAAGCGTTGACATGATGCCTTCTTTTTCGCCAGTATTCGGAAGTGTCGCACGGTAAGTTGGTGTATTTACTGTTTCTTTTGGCTCAGAATCGAGCTTATAAGTCACTGCCGCTTTAGTTTTAGGCGCATCTACGGGCTTGCTAGGTGCCTCTTTAGATACCACTGGTTTTTCTGGTTCCACTGGAATTTCAAGCTCAGGCAAGTCCAAGATAGGAGCGTCATTAGGAACCACTCCACCTTCAAATGGTGGCAACTCTCGTTCTTCTGGAATTCCCGGAATGCCACCTTGAAACTCAGGTTTGTAGTGTACTGGTGCTTCATTTGGTACTGTTCCCCCGTTCCATTCTGGAAGTTCTCGCACTTCCGGAATGCCAGGGATGCCGCCCTCAAATTCTGGGATGTCAACTTTAGGCGCTTCGTTTGGCACCTCAAACGTTGGTTCTGGCTTGTTTTCACCGGAAGCATCCCCACGGCCACCAACTAGCTGGACTTTAGAAGACGATTTAGCGCCAGCATCTACCGCTACCAACTCAGCCTTGTTTGTAGGGTTGGTTGAGTCTTTAACCGCTGATTTCAATCGAGTTTGATAGTCGATGTACATAATGCGGTTAAATTCCTTAAATTTAGCGTCGAAGCCATCAGCTCTAACATTCCAGCTTTCAAGGTAATCTTTCGCTGAGAAATCGATGCCGGTCCATTTGATAGGGTCTTCTACGAAATAGATGTTTTGTGAACCGTCAACAAATTGTTGATTGTTGGACCAAGTGTCTTTCAATTTTGCGTATTGCAACACTTGACGGGCAGTGTTAAGGCGTAGTGTCCAGTTAATGATTTGAGGGTCCTTTTTGTTTTGGCTGCCCCATTTAGACAAGAGCTCATTGCTTGGAAGTGGCCCTTCTTCTGCGATAGTGAAGGTTTTAACAGTACCGTCGAAGTTTACTGTCACTGGTTTGCCCGGTTCGACAATATCAAGCCATTTTGCATCGAACTTCAAGCTCATTTTTTTATTGAGCGGGTGACTTGCGAAAAAGTCGTTAAATACAGTTGTGATCTTGCGAGATTGAGCGTCAGCGCTAGCCTTTCCTACAACGTTCTCATTGTTGTAAACATCGAAGTCAAAGCTGGTCTGCAAACCGATTTCTTTAGGTAGTTCAGTAACTACCTTGTCCCCCTCGTTGATAGCCATATCATTAGGGAAGTTGATATCTTTGTATTCAACTTCAAACGGGCTATACTTTCCGTTACCATTAGGGAAAGTAACCTCTACGTTAGGGTTTTCGACTGTGATTGTGTCACCCTCTTTAGTAACTGTGGTAGGTGCCGCTGGAGTATCTGCCACTGGTTGAGTTTCTGCAATCGGTTGAGATTCCACCGGTGCTGGTGGAGTAAATACCGCTGGTGTTTCCACCACTGTTTCGCTAGGTGTCACCGTAATATTCCCAGCATTATCGGCAGTGTAGACATTAGACACGGCTGGTTGTGCATCTACCACTGGTTGAGCAGTTTCGTCCGCTGATACTGCACCAGCTCCAATCAATAGAGCGGTAGCAAGTGCCAATGTCCCGCAAAGCCCATAGGCTTTAGATACAGTGAATCCTGGTTTTGCAATTGTTTGTGCTTTCATGGTATAATCTCCTTGATAATTAATTTTGTCTTGCACAGGCCCTTACCTGTGCTTTTTTAGTGCTTCAATCCGCACCCATAGCCCCACCGCTTTGTAAATATGTTTTTTTAGAAAGATATGTGTGGGTAAAGTAAAGTTTATATTTTGGGGAAGAATGGGGATAAGATACACTCCACGGCGGGGCCGTGGCTACGGATTGAAGATGGTGATCTTAACGGTTTCCGTATTTTGCTAAGAGCTCTTGTTCACGTTTTTTGCGTGCTTCATATTTGCGTTCGTTTTCTTCGTATGGTGTCCATACTGGCTCGAAGAAATATTCTGGTTCTTGTTTCTCTTTTACAAATAGCCATTTAAGTAGTTTTTTCATTTTTAATTTCCTTTCTCTTTCCCTAACCGCACTAGAGAGCTAGTGAGGTTTTTTAATATTTTTTAGGAGATTTATAATGTCAGTATCGTAGTTGGTATTGCTTACACTGTATCTCACTAGCTCACTGCTACGGCTAGGGTTATGTGCTAGGCAATCTCTTGCCAGTTATTGTTAAACCAATCTCTGACGGGATCTCGTGGGTATCTGATTTGACTCCCTCGCCCTTTATCGATTTTAGGGAAACCGTCTAAGTTGGTTATCCTTAGAAACTCGGTATAGTTGCCAATTCCTAACATCGCTTGACACTGTTTAGCGGTTAAAATCATGGGTAGCGTTTCGTCTATGTCGAACGCTTTTGTTTTATCTGCTATGACAGTAGTCAAGAGATTATCGAATTGATCTAACAGTGGTTTGAATGGGTCTGTCATAGGCTTTTCAATCCCTTTTCAAGAGCGATAAGCTCTTTTTGTTTTGGCAACTCACGAATTTCAAACTTAGTGAAATCGTCGTAAGATAGATTTTCTAAGAATTGCGTCGCTTTCTCAGCGTCAACATGCTTGATATTGGTGTACTTTGTCACGTTGAAGGCTTTCTTTAAGTGTGAGTACATCAAGCGCATGAATTGGCCTTTTTTGAGAGAAAACAAGTTATCACTTGGATGTGTTTTCTGTTCTTCAAAGTAGAAATCAGCAAACACGCCAGCTTTTCGGAAGACAATGCTTTTGATTTTCGTAGCTTCCCCGTCATCAATATGGACTTTCTTGTTGACTTCTTCGACAAGCAACTCAATGTCAGTGAGCTTTTGATTTGTCTTCTTAACATTTCTATCCATTTCTTCCTTGATTCCGATAACTTCTTCCAAAAGCTGTTGGTTGACATTGCTTTGTGCCACAAGGTTCATCGCTTGCTTTTTCTGCATTTCAACCGTTTCAGCTAGTAGATTTTCTTTTTTCTTGTTCTTCTTACTCATTGATGATTTCTCCTTCTATGATTGTTCTTCCGTTCTCTGGGACAATCTTGTTCATTTCGTCTAACCAGTTTTCAGTCAGCGTCAAGATGTCTCTGAGTTTTTCAATTTGGGCATCCTTGCCAATCCCTTGGATAAGGGTTTTAAATCTAAGCGGTGCCATTTCTTCGTCAAAGAAATCTTCAAACTTGGTAACGAGCTTGCTGAGATTAAAGATATTAGTCACGCTATTTTCTAGCTTTTCCTTGTCAGCTCGTAAGTGTTCGATGGAATCTTTCAAGGCTAGTGCCTCGGATGTTTCCTTTTCGAGCATTTCATAAGACGCTTCTTTAAGTCGCAAGCTCCTTTTGACTGATTCAAGTTCATCCGCTAGGTCTTTATTCTTGTCTAATAGTTGCTTGTTGAGGTCTTGTGTCGCTTGGTAATCTCGTGGGATGATTTCCTTTTCGATTACCTTTTCAGTGGTCTTGGTCTGTTTGACACGTTCAAGCTCGTCTTCTAGTGCTTTAATTGCTTGGTCTTTCAGCTTCGACTTACGCTTGACCTCTTGTAATTCCCTAACCGTTGGTGATTCGCCTTGTTCGATTTTTTCAATCTGCTCTTGCTTTTCTTCCTCTGGGAGTGTTGCGATAAGGTGTAAGGCGGTTGTTCCTAAATGTCGTAACGTTTCGACATTTGGCAATTCTTCGACAATCTTCATTGATTTATAAGCAAAATCTTTGTCGATTCCGATACATTCATGCCACTCCCTAAACTGTCCATGAGTTAGGTCGTTTTCTTTGACGTGTTTTAACCGTCTTCCGATTTCCCAAATTGATTGCCCAGCAATTTGCTTGTGGTGGTTTATTTCCAATTCAATTTGAGAAAGGTTATTTGATAGTGCTATTTCGCTCATTTTTCCCTTTCTATTTTTGATATAATAGTTTTAAAAAACAATTGGAGTTTTATTGTGGAAGTTCTATCAAACAAAGCGCATTGCTTAATCAAAACATTTATTAAAATTCGGAAATCTAACAAACGGGGTCGAATTTACTACAAAGATAATAAAGAACTAATAGATAATAACGATATTTTTATTCAGGAGCTTTGCGACAAAGGCTTATGCGTCAAAGACGTTTCTGGCGACGTAGGTCTCACGAAGAAAGGTCTTTATTATCTGCCAGAATACAAAGCATTCATGAAACTGACGCTATTAACTTCTTTATGGCTTCCATTCATAGTTTCTATTCTAGGAACATCTTTTACCTTGTTTCTTAATTATTTGATAAAACTTGTGATAGGCTTAATCAACTGTAAAGGGTAAACCAAATAACTTGTGGATAAGCAGTTTGATAATAAGGAAAACCCCTACCCCAACAATCGAACCCAATATAGTGCCGACAATTGCCAAAAAGGTACAGCCGATTATTAACCCAGTATCACTCCAAAACCAATCGTCAATGACGTCTTTGATTTTTTCAAAGCCTTTTTTTATTTTCTTCATTTTTGTTTTCCTTCATAATTTTAATTGTTTGGTTCAAGTTCTTGAACTTTATAGTTAAAAAAATATTCAACTATCTCATCTTGTGAGATTTCTAATAATTCAACCGCTTTTACAATTTCATCTTGTTTCCACTTCGCTTTCCCGTTGATCTTGAATGAAAACCTTGAGGGAGTTAAGCCGATAGCTTTTGCAAAAGCTTCTTGCGTCCCGTATTTTTCTTTAATACGACCCTTTAATTTAGCGTAGTTAAATCTCATTGAGTTCTCCTTTCTAAGTTCAATCTCTTGAACTTTATGGTTTTATTTTAATCCTTCTCTTTTTATTTGTCAACAGTTTTGTTCAATTTTTTGAACTTTTTTTTATTTTTTCTTGAACTTTTGTATTTTCTACTATATAATGAATCCATAAAGGAAAAAGGTAAAGAATATGAAAAATACTACTGCTGCACGCTTGCAACAAGTGATGAACGAACGAAATTTAAAGCAAGTTGACGTAATTTCCCTTTCGAAAGTGCATCAAAAGGAATTGGGCGTAAAACTTGGAAAGAGCGCTTTGTCTCAATACATCAATGGGAAATCAACACCAGACCAAGAAAAGTTAGTGCTACTTGCTAGAACGTTGGGGGTATCTGAAGCATGGCTCATGGGGTATGATGTCCCTATGACGAAAGAACAACCTCAACCAACCAGCACCCACGACATCGATAACATAATAGAAAACGCGATGATGTTCGACGGCAAACCGCTGACCGATGATGATAAGCGGGCAATCCGGGGCATCATTGCGGGCTATATGAATAGCAAGGGGGAATAGTATGGTAAGTATCGCTATGAAGTCAAACCCATTTAAAGAAAAGATTGCTGGGGTCAAACTTTTTGAAGTTGACAGCGGTGAAGAACTTAGCACATTAAACAAGTTATCGAGTTATCCGATAGGCGTGGCGCTGAATTGTTCTATAGATTTTTTCAACATCCAACCAGAAACGAACTACACGCTAGTAGTTACTGCAAATTTCCCGAGTGGAAAGTCTTATCCTGTCCATGCTACAAACGTCTATATACCAAAGTCAAGTATTTCAGCTCCCGATAATGAGGACTACGGGAAAGCAGCCGGGGATTTTGCCTTTGATTTAACTTTGGAGGAAAAAGGGGATTTGTTCCTGTTGTTCGCTTTGATAAAAGATGGCGAGGCTACTGATACATTTTACTGCTACTACTATTTCGGAGGTGGTATAAATGAATAATACTCAAGATTTCGAAGTTCCTGAAACAAAGGACACCGCAAGCGCTAGACAGTCTAAGGTAGCTTCTCTAAACTCTAGCAACAGAATCAACACCCAAACACCCCATGCAAGTGATATAATGGACTTACGAAATCAAATAGATGAGGTAAGAAAAATGGCTATTGACTTGTATCGTGAACTGGATATCCAAGAGCTGGAACAAAGATTGGAAAAGAACGAGGAAAACACCCAACGCTTTCTCCAGCAAACAACCCAGAGTTTAAATCAAGATAAGACTGAACTATCTCTCCGCACTGACCAATTAGGACGCCGTATTGAAAAGATTGAAAACAAACTAGACGACATGTACGCCAAAAACGAACTGGACTTAAAATTCCAGATGATGGATCAAAAGATTGACGCTAAATTTGATACCTTTGGTCAACGCATGGAAAACATGTTCTTAGCACAAACCAATAGGCAACTTGAGGAACAAGCCAAGAATAGAAAAGAATTCACTTATTGGTTTATTGGTATCCTTGTAGCTCTTGCTGGCATTGCTATTCCTGTCTGGTTCGGCAAATAATATCATGGAGGCTTTATGCCTGAAAAAGAATTACTTGAGCATTTCAACGTGTCTCTTTGTGAGTTCGACTCTAGCCAGTGGCCACGAGATGGGTTTTTAGACCCTGTTAACCGTGTGGTTTACATCAACGGGGATTTACCCACCGAAAGACGTTTAAAGGTCCTGCTGCACGAGTTAGGTCACCTAGAACACGACCCTAAACACTATGAGCGTCTGCGAGAGAAATATGAGGCTCAAGCGAATAGGGATATGATCCGTGGATTGCTCAAAAATGAATCCTTGGATGATTTTAACTATGTACGTTTTATGAAAAAATATAATCTCACCACAATTTGTGATGAGACGTTTGTAAAAGACGAATACTTAAAGATGGTGAGGAATTGATATGAAACTTTTGAAAAAATACAAATGGCACATCTTGACAATTATAGTTTTATTCTGCATTGGTTTAATGTTTGTTCCACAAGGTCGGAAAGAGTCGAGAGAAACGAAACAGTCAAAAACTGTTAAAGTAACAAAACATACCACAAAATCAAGTAAACATAGTTCTTCTTCAACTTCAAAAACTTCTAGTAGTTCAAGTTCAGAACAACCGCAACAATCACAAGAACAGACGCAAACTGAAGCTTCCCAACCTCAGCAAGAAAAACCTATTGACGGTGTAGGCCCTACGCAATCACAAGTAGACCAAGCAACTGAACAATATGGGTATACTCCGGGGTATGGCGGAGTGCCTTCTGATTCTCCTGAGATAGCAAGAGAACAATCAGACCAACAAGCACGCGAAAACTGGCATGATAGTCAAGTTGAGTGGGCTAAACAACAAGGGTTTATGGATTAGCCAAATAAAAAAACCAGTCTTTCGACTGGCCAAACTATATCAAGGGAGTGTGTGAGATAAATAGTAAAACCCTCACCACCACCCTTTTATTATACCATAAAAGAGGACTAAACAATGGCATCATACAGAAAACGAGAAAACGGCTGGGAATATCGGATAAGTTTCAAAGACCGCCTTGGAAAATATAAACGGAAAGAAAAAGGTGGTTTCCGTACTAAATCTGAAGCTATCAAGGCTGCTGCTGAGATGGAATTAAAATTACAAGAGACTATCAATGTTGATGAAGATATCACTCTTTACGCTTATTTCAAGCAGTGGTGCGAGGTTTATAAGAAACCTACGGTATCACTGATAACTTATAAGGCATATATCAACACCCAGCGTAAGATAGAATTATTCTTTGGCGACAAGAAACTGAAATCTGTTACTGCCACACAATACCAGCGTGTGCTGAATAGCTACGCTAAAACTCACGCTCAAGATACTGTCGAGCGTTTTAATGTGCATGTAAAATCATGCGTTGAAATGGCAGTGCATGAAGGATACATCAAGCGTAACTTTTGCAAGTTTGCCAAAATCAACTCAAAAAATAAAGGGCGTGATCTAACTACTAAATTCCTAGAGGTGGATGAATATGAGCGATTGATCTACGAGACAAGCAAGCATCCAGAATATGCGTCTTATGCAGCACTCTATATTATCGCAAAAACTGGTATCCGATTCGCTGAGTGTTTAGGTTTAACAGTGGATGATGTCAACCGAGATACTGGCATGTTGTCGGTCAATAAAACGTGGGACTATAAGAATAATACTGGTTTCTTACCGACAAAAACAAAAAGCAGTATCCGAGAGATACCGCTTGATGATGAATTTATAAATTTTATTGACCAACTGCCACCTACTGAAGACGGTAGACTACTACCCTCACTATCCAACAATGCAGTTAATAAGACCTTGCGTAAAATTGTTGGGCGTGAAGTACGTGTCCACTCATTAAGGCACACTTACGCTAGCTATCTGATAGCCCACGATATCGACTTGATTTCTGTGTCGCAAGTTTTAGGGCATGAGAATCTAAACATCACACTGGAAGTCTATGCCCACCAATTACAAGAGCAGAAATCACGAAACGATGAAAAGATAAAACAAATTTGGGGCAGATTTGGGGCAGAATAGCTTAAAACCGCATGGTTAAAGGCTTAAAAATGTCCCCTGCCAACGAAAAGATATAGGGTATAAGA